ATCCTCGGGCCGCGATGGGAAACTGTTGTCGATGATCCGTGGCCTATCTCATCGCCGGGGCGTGATGCGTTGGGCGATGTGAAGCAGCTACATGCGCAACAGCGCGACAAAGACACCGCCATTCAGATGAGTTACAAGCCGCCGCTCTATGGGCCGCCGATGGCGCAGAAATTCAGCTATCTGCCGGGGGCATACAATGCAGCCACACAGGCGGACATTGCCAAGGGTGGGCCGCAACCGATCTTGGGCATTCGGCCTGATGTGCAGTGGATGCTCGCAAACGTGCAAGAAACCCAAGGCCGCGTGATGGAGGCGTTCTATGCCGATCTATTCCGCATGGCGTCGGAGTATGGCATCCAAGGCGGCAAGGATGTGACAGCCACGTTCATCGCAGAGATGAAAGAGGAAAAGTTGGTTGTTCTCGGCCCGGTGCTGGAAAGCCTTGATCGCGGCCTGCTGTCGCCGCTGGTTCAAGGTACGTTCCACTACATGCAGGAATATGAAATCCTGCCAGAGCCGCCGAAGTCTATCGTTGGCGTTGGTGTGAACGTGGAATTTGTGTCGCTGTTGGCGCAGGCACAGCGGGCAATTGGCGTGGCATCCATCGAGCGGACCATTGGCTTTGTTGGCACTATGGCGCAGTTGCAGCCGACCGTTCTGGATAATCTGGATGGTGACGAATTGCTGCGTGACTTCGCATCGCAGGTTGGCTTCCCCATGAAGTCGCTGCGTGATCCGGCGCAAGTGGAAACACAGCGCGAAGCTGCGGCAGCGCAGGCTCAACAGCAACAGATGATGGCTGCGGCGCAACCTATGGCGCAGGCCGCTAATCTGCTGTCAGAGGCGTCGGCACGCGGGCAAGAGGGGCTTGGCGGTCTATGACGAAGCAAGAGGCAGTTGAGTTGCACCATCGCTCTAGGCTCACTCAAGCATGGGCCGATTGGATGGCTACAGAGGAAGGGCGGATGGCAATGCACCATTTGCTTGGGACGTGTGGTGTCTATGAAGGCACATTTACAGGGGATGCTCGGGGCGCGTTTCTGGAAGGGCGCAGAAGTATTGGCTTAGAATTGCAAAACGTGTATCTTGCCGCGCAAGGTGCAAGAACGCATGGCCTGATGCTGATCGAAGCAGAGGACCGAATGAACGAAATTCAGGCAGCAATCGCTGCGGACAAGGAAAATACTGATGCTGATGCGTAAACAGCCTGTATGGGAAGCCGCCACCGAAGGCGCACCCGCTGCTGTCGTGGCCGATGCTCCTGCCGTGGTGGCAGATGATGCTGATACGCCAACCGCTCTTGGCGCTGCGTTCGCTGCTGATGCGCCTGCCGCTGAGGTTGATGCACCGGATGCTGAAGCTGAAGCCCCAAAGGCAGAGGTTGCAGATACCCCATTCGAACTACCCGTGCCGGAAGGCATGGAAAGCTACAAAGAAGCCTACACCGGATACACTGGTGCCGTTACTGACTTCCTGAAAACCAATCCCGCCGCGTCTGCCAAGGATGCTTTGCTTTGGGCTGCTAACTATCAGGCAGAACAAACCAAAGTCGCAGGCAAGGCGATGATGGATGCGTTCAACGGGCAGATCACCACATGGGAAACCGAGGCGCGGGCCGATACCGAGATTGGCGGGGCGAAATATGACGCCTCTGTCGGTCTGGCGGTAGCTGGTCTGAAAGCCTATGGTTCGCCTAAGTTGGTTGAGGCTCTGAACACTTCAGGTCTGGGGTCGCACCCAGAGATGATCAAGGCTTGGGCCAAGATCGGCAAGGCAGTCGGTGAGTCCCCCGTGCTATCGGGTGAAGGTGCCAAGGGCGAGACTTCATTCGCCGCATCCCTCTATGGAAAAAAAGGATAATCCATGGCAACCGTTTCCTCGATTATGAACCCAACCCTCAAGGATATCGTGGATCGCGAAAATCCTGATGGTTCGGTTGCAAAGCTGATTGAAGCCGCAGAGCGTTCGTCTGTGGTCATGCAAGACGCGACCTTCGTGAAGGCCAATGATGGCGATAGCCACCAGACAACCATCCGCACGGGCATTCCTGACGTTGCAGAGCGTCGGTATAACCAAGGTATCAACGTCACCAAGACCACCGCAATGGCGGTCAAGGAACAACTGGCGATGATGGAAGACTTGTCGTCGGTTGATGCCGCCTTGGCTGACAAGTCGGGCAACGCGCAAAACTATCGCGCATCCGAGCGTGTTGGTAAAATGCAGGCTGGCACCAACTGGCTGGAACGCAACTTCTTCTACGGCTCGCCCGCTCTGTCGCCTGATACCTTCATGGGTATTGCGCCGCGGTATTCGAGCAAGTCGGCACAGTCGGCCTCGCAGTTTATCGACGCGGGCGGCACCGGCACTGACAACACCTCGATCTTCCTGATCACGTGGGGCGGCTGGGGTACCAACCTGCTTTACAAGGCGGGCAAGGTTGCAGGGTTTGAGTTCCGCGATCTGACGCCTGACGGTTCCAAGCTGATTGATGCGCCTGTGCAGTCTGCCACGCGCAAACAGATGCTCGGCTATCAGGACTGGATGGCGATGCACACTGGCCTGACTGTTGGCGACTGGTCGGCAAACGTGCGTATCGGCAACATCGACGTGTCGGATCTGCGGTCGGATAAAACCCTCGGCGGCGCTGACCTGTTGGACCTGTTCACCGATATGAAGTGGGCGGCAAAAACCACTGCATCGCTTGGCGTGAACTATGAGACGGGCCAACTGGTTGAAGGCAAGACCGTCATCTATGTGAACAAGCGCATCGCAGGCTTCCTTGAGAAGCAGGCGCGCACGTCGAAGTATACCGATCTGCGCTTTGAGCAAGTCATGGGCCGCAATGCGCGGTCGGTGTTTGAGTTGTTCTACGGTGACTGGCCGATCCGCATCTCGGATGCAATCGTCGAGACCGAAGCGCGGGTCATCTGATCTGGCATGGGGCAGGCTGTGATGGCCTGCCTAACCGCAACTTGGCACAAAGGGAAACACCATGCCATATGACGCTCTTTTGATGTTCTCGGACAAGCAGACATTCACCGCGACGGCCATCTCGACTAACGCGCTGGACTTCGGCTTGCCCTCGATCAACCCGCGCACCGGGGCCGTGCTTAAGACCAACCACGGCGGGGTAGACCATCCCATCGTGATCAAGGTCGGCGCGGCATTCACTGGCCTGACTTCTATCCAGGTCAACCTCCAAACCTCGGCGGACGACACGACCTACACCACGGTTATGTCAACGGCGGCTATCCCCGTCGCAACGCTGGTGGCAGGTTACGAGTTCGGGTTTGTCACCCTGCCGTTGCAGGTTCCGCAACGCTATATGCGCCTGCAATATGTGGTGGTCGGCACTGGTGTCTTGGGTGACATTACGGCTGGCTTTGCTGATGGCTTCCAAACCAATGGAGTGCTGTAATATGGGTAAGAACATTGCTGTTGTTGCGACCACTCTGGGCCAGTTGCCTGATGGGTCGTGGGTTAAGGCGGGCGATGAGTTTGAGATCGACGCCGATATTGCATCGCATCGCTGGATGAAGCGCGCAGATGGCAAGCCGTGGCCGACTGAAAAGCCTGCGGCTGTGTCTGACGCTTCTGCGGTTGATGCGTTGAAGGCATTGCTTGCAGCGGCGAATGAGCGCGCCGATGCCGCTGAAAAGCGGGCTGCGGAAGTGACTGCGCCTGCTGATACCAAACCGCCCGCCAAGGCTTAAGTCCCGGCTTGGCGTAATCAACGGGCCGCTCCCATATCGGGGGCGGTCTTTTCATAAGGGGCTGTGATATGGCAATTTCCAAGGTCAGCATTTGCAATTTGGCGCTGTCCACATACCTCGGCAAAGCGCGGATTAACGCGATCACAGAGCCATCATCGTCGGCGCAACAGTGCGAATTGCACTATGACATGGTGCGGCAAGAGTTGTTGTCAGAATGGCCGTGGTCGTTCGCTATCCGCCGTCAAGCCCTTGCAGAGATGGCCGTGAATGATCAAGAGGAATGGCTGGTCAAGTATGTCATGCCCGCCAATGCGCTGCGGATTAACTGGGTCAATGAGCCTTACGCATCCAAGCAGGCCATCCTTGATCGGGAAGTATATGACACGCCGCGCAAGGTTGAGAACGGCTTTATCTATGCCGATCTTGAAGCCGCTCAAGCCGAGTTCGTTCTTGATGTGGATGATCCAACGGTTTACCCGCCCAAGTTTGTTCAGGCTTTTGCGGCGTTGCTTGCATCAAGAATGGCTATCCCATTGACGGAAACAGCGCAGAAAATGCAGGCGGCGATGGATGCGTATGCGATGTATTTGGATGAGGCCAAGGTGAACGATATCCAGCTTGAAGAACCGATCCGGGTTATTCAGAACCGCGACTATACCGAGGTGCGGTGATGGCCGGCACATATACCTTTCAACCAAGTTTCGCGGCGGGCGTTCTAGGGCCTGGGCTGCAAGGCCGGATTGATCTGGCAAAGTATCAGGTCGGTCTAAAAACTGGCGAGAATATCTTTATTCACGCGCATGGTGGTTTCAGCAACCGGGCAGGAACGCGGTTGGTGGCCGAGGTGCCGGATAGCACAAAGTTTCACCGCCTGATCCCGTTTGAACGCGATGACACTCAAACATATGTGCTGCTGTTTGGCGACAACACGATGAATGTTATTCAGAACGGTGCGGTGTTGGGTGCGCCCTATGTGCTGGCAACGCCTTACGCATCAACGCAGGTTGCCGCGTTGAATTATGTGCAATCCATCGACGTGATGTATCTGGCGCATCCATCGTTTACGCCGCGCAAGCTATTGCATTCCGGCCCTCTGGCTTGGGCTATGGCATCGGTTGCCACCAATCCGCCAAACGCAGCTCCGGGAACGCCCACTGTAATTTCGGCAAACACGGGCGACGGCAAGACATACTCCTATCGGG